AGCAGTGGTTGGAAGATCACGGGCAATTAAAGAAAGGATTAATAAAAATATTATGGTATTGGAAAAGGAATTAGTAACACTAACTAAAAAATGGTTTATCGACCGTGACTTGGAACACGGTGGGCGATTGGATAAGCAGGCTCTTAAACTAAGCGAGGAGTTTGGAGAGTTATGTGCTGGGTATCTCAAGCAAAATGAAAAGCTGACAAAAGATAGCATCGGTGATTGTGCGGTCGTGATTGTAGGGCTTGCATTGCTAATCAAGGAAGATGTGCATAGTATTTTTGAAGAATCAGATAACATCAGACGCAAGGATGTGATGGAGTGTTTTAAATTGCTAAACGCAAACATTTCTGAATTTCAGTTGTCACAGGATTTAGCAAGTAAAGAAATGTGTCGTCATAATCTAGTGCGTGCGGTGGCTTATCTTAAATCTATTAGTAAGGCACTCGACTACGATTTTGTAGATTGCTTCGAACTTGCGTACAATGAGATTAAAGACCGCAAGGGTAAGTGGATTGATGGCTCATTCGTGAAAGAAGAGGATTTGCCAAATGAATAAACAAGAATTGATTGAGCGTATTGAAGATTTTCCGTGTGAAGCAAGTCTAGTCACGGAAATGATTCGAATAAATAAAAATACTCTATTAGGGTGGGTTAAACAACTAGACGAACCGCAGAAAGTCGTAGTACCGCAGATCGTCGCAGACTATATCAAATATACTAAAGAGGCTGACTGGGATTTGCAAGAAACTATGGACGACGTGGCTTATGAAGACGATAAAGATCTCCGAAAATGGTTTAACAATAATATAGAGACCTTCGTTAGAGCTTGGCTGGACGGCTACACAGTCGAGAAAGAACCGAAGTATACAGTTAAGATCAAATCTGTAAATCAGTATCTTGTAAGAAATACAGATGAGGATTTCTTAGGTTTTTTACAAAGTAGATTAAAATCGAAATTTACTCGCAAAGAGTTAGAAGAAGCTGGGTTTGGGGAAGTGTTTAATAGCCCATTGTTTGAAGTAAAAGAGGTGGAAGAATGAGTACAAATTTATTAGATGAAACAGTAGAATTTTTAGAAAAATATGATAAAACACTGGATGATATTTTGTATATTCAAGGTGATGATTTTGAAATCACAAGAAAAAACTTTGAAACAGTAGCAAGGGATACAAATTATGATTCTGGTTATGGTGCTCAACATGTACCAAAAGACCTTGTGCTAGTTGGTGAAGACTGGTGGATTGAGCGTTATGAGTATGATGGTGCTGAATGGTGGGATTTTAAGAGTATTCCAGCAAGAAAGCAGTACATGAAGAATATCACAAACCTACATAAAGGTATGTGGGATACCCTTAAAGAAATGAATGAGGAGTAAACATGACACGACCAAACAGATACCCATACACGAGAAGTCAGTGGGAAGAAGAAACAACGCTGGTATGTTTTGGTGATGATACTAGTTTTAAATTGAGAGTAGAAAGAAATCGAGTTACAGGAGAAACAAAACAATGACGATTGTATTTTATTTAAAAGATGGTCATAAATTTGAAGCGCATGGATGCAGTTGTGATGATTTGGATAGATTGGTTAGTCAATTTAATAACGGGCATTTAATGCGTGTTAAGGGGTTATATATCAATCCAAACGAGTTAATTTTTTATGTGGTATACGATGTCGGGGAGGCTGAGGAATGATCTTTGCTTTGACACTATCAGACATCGTAGAACTGATTATCGGGGCAATCTGGTTAATTGGTTTTATCGGTGCTATCATCGTGGGAATATTGAGTAGAAAGGGGAAACATGACTAAACTATTTTATACAATCATCGCATCAGTATCGCTGGTGTTTGTGATCGTGTGCATTAATCTCAACTCACGGATCAATGATCTTAAAACTAAAGTCAGCGATCTGGAGTGGACGGTACAAGAGCATGAGTTGTCTATCCAGCGACTGGCAGAACAGAATAATGCGCAGGATGTGATTTTGAATAAATTAAACAGCGAGTACCAGATGCGTGAACGGCAGCGTGCGGAGGAAGTTAAGGAGGCTGCTGAGAGAAACGGAGTTGGTGGATGAACGTTAAAAAGCGACTGAATAACCTTAAATTTATCGATGATACGATTAAATCAAAGAGACAGGAAATCTTTGCTCTCGAATCTCTCGTACAAAAAGCGCAAGTCTACTCGGATGAACCAAAAGGGAGCAGACAAGGAAACAAGACGGAAGAGTTGAACGTAAAAATCATTGATGAAAAAGAGAAAATCGAAAGTGAAATTTTAAAATTATGGTCTGAAAGTAGAAAGACAATCGCTGCAATTGACCGGCTCGAAGATCCACTCGAAAGAGCGGTATTGCGATACACTTATGTCAATGGCTACAACTGGATCAAGACGACAGGACAATTAAATTGCTCGCGCACAACATATCAACGAGCAAAGAAATCTGGTATCGAACATTTAGCATTGAAATTATGACACAAAGACGGACATTATGGTAATAACAATGTGCTATTATGGTAGTACGGACAAGGAGAACAGGACATCTACTCCAAGCGGTTTGAGCGTTTTTTTCAAAGTTTTATCTCCAAAAAAATAGTTTTGATGATTTTTCACGTTACATGCTCCTTGTCTTTCTTATTGATACCAACGGGATCGGATTTAAACCGATCTTTTTTATTTTTGCCAGAAAGGGAGGTTGACCAAATGGCGAAATATACAGAATGGTTGACCGACGAAGGTTTAACCTTGATTGAAGGTTGGGCGAGAGATGGCTTAATAGAAGAGCAAATTGCTAAGAATACAGGGGCATCTTACTCAACATTCAGAGAATGGAAAAAGAGATTCCCAGCACTTTCGGCAGCCCTAAAGAAAGGGAAAGAAGTTGTAGACAGAGAGGTTGAAAACGCACTCTTTAAAAACGCAGTCGGTTTTATGTACGAAGAAGAGACGGTAACAAACGCTGGCGAAGTGGTTGCCGTTAAGAAGTACAGCAAGCCGAACATTACTGCTCAAATCTTTTGGTTGAAGAACAGGAAGATGAAAGAGTGGAGAGATAAGCAGGAAGTCGAACAGATCAATCACAATATCGAGATAACGGTTGGTGAATGGGATGACGATCAAACTTAACATCAACCCATCGAAAGTGTTCAACAGACACATCTACGACCACTTATTTGATTACGACACATTCACAGAGGTTCATTATGGTGGGGCTTCATCTGGTAAAAGCCACGGGGTCTTTCAGAAGATAGTCATTAAGGCATTGAAAGATTGGAAGAAGCCTCGCAAGATCCTTGTTCTTCGGAAAGTCGGCGCTACAGTGCGTGATTCGGTCTTTGCAGATGTGCAAGCTACATTGTCGTATTTCGGTATTCTGAATATGTGCAAAATCAACATGTCTGCGTTTCGTATAGAGCTGCCGAATGGCGCAGAGTTCATCTTTAAAGGGATGGATAACCCAGAGAAGATAAAATCCATCAAGGGTATCTCTGATGTAGTCATGGAAGAAGCGTCTGAGTTCACTCTTGACGACTATACACAGCTCACGCTTCGTCTGCGTGACAAAGCGCATAAGCAGAAGCAAATATATTTGATGTTCAACCCAGTTTCCAAAGCGAATTGGGTTTATAATGCTTTTTTTGTAAAGAAGCCAAAAAACACAGTCGTGTATCAGACGACATACAAGGATAATCGCTTTTTAGACGCTCTCACAAGAGAAAATATCGAGGAATTGGCCAATCGTAACGAAGCGTATTACAAAATCTACGCTTTGGGAGAATTTGCGACTCTTGACAAGCTAGTTTTCCCAAAATACACGAAAGTCTTGTTAAATAAGGACGATTTGAGGCAAATCACATCCTATTTTGGCCTTGACTATGGGTTTATTAACGACCCGAGCGCATTTATGCATGTAAAAATCGATGATGACCGTAAAAGGTTGTATGTTGTTGAGGAATATGTAAAAAAAGGACTGACAAATGACAAGATCGCAGAAAGTATTACCGCCCTTGGGTATGCGAAGGAGCAAATTCGAGCCGATTCGGCTGAAAAGAAATCGAACCAAGAGCTTCGGAATCTTGGTATCGGGCGAGTTATCGATGTCAAGAAGGGTGCTGGTTCAGTCATGCAAGGGATCCAGTATCTCTTACAGTACGAGTGGATAGTAGACGAAAGATGTGTGAAAACTATCGAAGAGTTGGAAAATTACACATGGAAGAAAGACAAGGCTACAAATGA